GTTGAGATCGCATCTGAGGTCGGATGGGAGACTTATAAATTAGTAGCGGATCAGATGATGATCATGCTTGACAGAACAGGATTGCTTCATGGCTATAGCTTCAACTCTTGGAGTGACATGGTGACTTACGATGAAGCATTTATAGAAGAGTGGTTACTCAGCCCACAAACTTCTTTATATTATGCGCTTCAGGTAATGGGAGACACACAGGATAAGACTGATGCTTACGCAGCTTTAGAAGATACCTCTGTTGAAGATTACTTGGCAGACATTATGAGTAACAAACCAGAAGATATATCTTGCGATTGTCAACAATGAATCCCTATATAAAATTACTGTCCCGGAAAAGAACTTGGACACCAGTTCAAACATCTAAAGGAAAACTAAAAGAAGGTGCAGAAGAAACTATATACAGAGCATTAGCCATCAGGCATATGGAGTTACCAGTAGGTGAGTTCATAACAGATGCACTTGATAAAGAAGTCCCCGACACTGCTAGAGCACTTTTAGAATCGAACGTTCAGGACGAGATTAAACATGATCTTGCTCTTGGATACATCACCAACGCACTAGGCGTAGATGATAAAGCCGAAGCCGAAGCATTACGCTTACGTGCAGCGTGGGAAGCTCACCCAGACCACACAATTTGTAAGGCGTTAGTAGCAGAGAGAGCAATCTTCTTTGTTCTACTACCGTTCTTCAGGTTCTGTGGAGATGCCGGTCTAAGGACCGTAAGTGCAGACATATCAAGAGATGAGCAAGTGCATGTCGCTGCTAACTCTTTAGTCTGTGCTGAGCTAGGACTTACACCTAGTAGATCTCTTGACCTTCTAAGGAAGGCAACAATCAACTGGGTTATGGAACCTCTTAAGCAAAGTTCCGATAGATATTTGGACAAAAAATTTTGGCTCGATGCCAGCGACAGACTTATGTACGAAGGCAAAGCACCAGAATTTTCCCAGACCAAGGCAGCTAGAATGCCTGCTTTCTTTGAGCATAGTAATGTCAATCTCCCTCAATACTCTTAAGCTGCATAACGACAGACTTGAAGAGTTAATAAAGAAGTTAGATGATGACTTCGGGTGGAAACCTATCCATCCAAAAGAATCAATCGAATCAATTATGTATAGAGCTGGACAAGCCAGCGTAATTGAATATATCAAATCAATAGAAGAGGACGAAATCTAATGTGTGTATTTGGAGGCAGCAGAAGCATTGCACCACCACCACCTTTACCCCCAGCTCCACCACCACCTTTACCTCCAGCACCTACTGCTCCACCACCAGATCCAGTAATTAAGGATGTTAATCCACAAGTTAAAGATGCTATGGATAAATCAGGTAAGAAAACTGGTGCAGAGAATGCAAAAGGTACAGGTGATTTAAAAATTAAATTAAAACCAGCAGTAAATACAGGTAGCACCGGCGCAGCAGGCGGCGGAGGAGTTAACTAATGTTAGCTCGTGAGAGATACAATCAACTGGTAACAGATCGAAGACAATTCCTAGACAAAGCAGTTGAATGTTCAAAGCTCACGTTACCATATTTAATTCAAGACGATACATCTTCAAAACCTACACATGAAAGGTTGACTATCCCTTGGCAAAGCGTGGGTAGTAAGTGTGTTGTGACTTTAGCTGCAAAGCTAATGCTTGCAACCCTTCCTCCCCAAACTAGCTTTTTCAAGTTACAGATAAGAGACGATAAGTTAGGTGAAGAGTTACCTCCTGAGACAAGAGCAGAACTTGATCTTTCTTTTTCTAAGATGGAGCGCATGGTCATGGACTATATCGCTGCATCAAATGACAGAGTTGTTATCCACCAAGCACTTAAACATTTAATTGTTGGTGGTAATGCTCTTTTGTTTATGGGCAAGGAAGGAATAAAGAACTACCCACTCAATAGGTATGTCGTTAATAGAGATGGAAATGGTAACGTCCTAGAAATAGTTACAAAGGAATTGATAAGTCGAGATGTGCTTGGGTATGAGATACCAAAGCCACAACCTAATACAGGTGTCGACGCAACTGACCAAGGTCACGACGATGATGTCGAAGTTTACACGTACGTGAAACTAGAGAACGGCAGATGGATGTGGCACCAAGAGGTCGAAGATAAAATAATCCAAGGTACGAGAAGTACTGCTCCAAAGAGTAAGAGTCCATGGTTAGTCCTGACTTTTAATTCTGTAGACGGAGAACAGTATGGACGTGGCAGAGTTGAGGAGTTCTTAGGAGACCTCAAATCTTTAGAAGGATTATCACAAGCCCTAGTTGAAGGAGCTGCGGCAGCCAGTAAAGTTATTTTTCTGGTCAGTCCATCTTCAACTACGAAGCCAGCGACCATCGCAAAGGCTGGAAATGGAGCCATTGTGCAGGGCAGGGCAGAAGATGTGCAAGTCGTCCAAGTAGGAAAGACAGCAGATTTTTCAACAGCATCACAGATGGCACAAAATATAGAGAAAAGATTGTTAGAAGCTTTCCTAGTATTAAATGTTAGGAGTGCTGAGAGAGTAACAGCAGAAGAGGTACGCCTTACTCAGTTAGAACTTGAACAAAGTTTGGGTGGCATATTCTCATTGATTACTACACAATTCTTAGTACCTTATTTAAACAGAACTCTATTAGTTCTACAAAGAAGAAATGATATACCAGAGCTTCCTAAAGATTTAGTTAGACCTACCATCGTGGCAGGAATAAATGCTTTAGGAAGAGGACAAGATAGAGAAGCACTAACTATGTTTGTAGGAACTATTGCACAGACACTAGGACCACAGGCTTTGATGCAATACATCAATCCATTAGAAGCAATCAAACGTTTAGCTGCTGCTCAAGGTATAGATGTTCTCGGTTTAGTTAAGACTGAAGAAGCATTAGCACAAGAGAAAGAGCAGATGATGGAACAACAGCAACAGCAAACTCTCTTAGATCAAGCTGGTCAACTCGCTAATTCTAAATTAGCTGACGGTGCAAACTTACAAGAATTAACAGGCGGAGCTGGACAAGCAGAAGCCACACCCCCACCACCAACTGAATAAATATGGCAGAAACATTTACAAATGATAACTCTCCTGAGACGGAAGTCTTAACTGAAGAGGAACAGGATTCCTTAGAGGTTGGAGAGAAGTTAGTATCAGAACAAGAAGGATTACTAGCTGGTAAATATAGAAATGCTGAAGATTTAGAACAAGCATACTTATCATTACAAAAGAAACTTGGACAAGAAGAAACAGGAGAAGAAGGAGAAGGAGAAGAAGAAGGAATTGATGAGGAGGTATCTGAAGATGCTCCTGCGGTCAGTCTGATCAACGAAGCATCCGAAGAGTACTACTCAAACGATGGCACCCTATCAGAGGAAACAATACAAAAGTTTTCTAGTATGAGTAGCCAAGACTTAGTCAATGCCTACTTAGAAATACAAGCTAACAATCCTCAAGCTCCTCAACAATCCGTTGAGATGTCTGAAGCTCAAGTAAACCAAGTGCAGAACGCCGCAGGCGGTGAAGCTAATTGGAACGCAGTAACAGCATGGGCTCAAAGTAATTTACCTGAAACTCAAATCGACGCATTTGATTCAGTAGTAGATTCAGGAAACTCAGCAGCTATAGGAATAGCTTTCAAAGGTATCCAATCACAGTACAACGATGCTAATGGATACGAAGGCAGGATGCTGCAAGGCAAACCAGCCCCTAGTTCAGGACAAGTATACAGATCTCAAGCTGAACTGGTCTCTGCAATGAGTGACCCTCGCTATGACAATGACCCAGCTTATAGAGCTGACGTTATAGCAAAATTAGACCAATCAGATCTTAATTTTTGACATGAGTTTAGGACAAAATAAAGCCAATCTTATCAAACAAAAAATTGAAGGTGGCATGGCTACCGACAGAGATAAGAAATGGCTTGATAAATGGAATAAAAAAAATTTAAAAATTAAAAAATAATGAAATTCAACCCACCTTATTGGTTTCATAAAAATATAAAATTTGAAAAAGAAGAAGTTAATGGGGTGGCAGAAGAGCTGAAGGTAGTAAGTAGAGAGTTAATTGTAAGAGATGAGCCATTGCTCAGTTCTTATCACTTTAAACTTCACCAAAGACCAGACAAAATATGGAATGATAGATACTCCAAAATCATGGAGGATATTGTCAAAGGAATAGGAATGTTTAATACAACTAAATATACCTATGAATACTGGACTCAGCTCTACTACTTAAATGGAGGACACCCACCTCATCACCATATTGATCCGCAACTAAAAATAATTGGCAGCCTTTCTTGGGTGCATTTTCATAGAACACCTGAAGAACATTGCTTTACGTTTCTCAATAATGATGGAGAAACTTACGTACCAAAAGAACAAGAAGAAGGAGATCTAATTGTCTTCCCTGCTTACATTTGGCATCAAGTTTATCCAAACAAAACTAATTTACAGAGATTTGTGACTGCCGGAAATATAGCTTTTACACATATAGACTTTGAAAATTTTGTAAAAGGATACAGCAAATGAAAACACGAGACCTAAACACACTACTCGAAAACGAATACCCTTACGAACCACCAGTACGAATTATCGAAATGACACACCACAACGAAAACAAAAACCCAATCTTTACCCATGAAGCCGAACGTTTTAACGGCTGGACAGCGATGCTTGGCATTGTTGCTGCTCTTGGTGCTTACGCCACTACAGGTCAGATCATACCCGGCATCTTCTGATCCATATAAATGGAAGATGAGTTGCTTCGATTTTCTTGAAGCAAGATACAAAGTGATACTAGATGAGGAGCTTCCTCTTAAGAATAAGATGGACCTCATCGCTTTTTTCCTCTCCAAAGTAGAAGAGGAATGTTCAAACATACATTTAAATTAAACACATGGCTGCAATCTCATTACAAAGAGACACTACAACCAACTGGGAACAGTTTTGTAACTGGGTTACTAGTACAAACAACCGCTTATACGTAGGCTGGTTTGGAGTACTTATGATTCCTTGCTTACTAGCTGCTGCCACATGCTTTATAGTCGCCTTTATCGCTGCTCCCCCTGTGGACATCGACGGCATACGTGAACCAGTATCAGGTTCTTTATTGTACGGAAACAATATTATTTCAGGAGCAGTCGTCCCCAGCTCTAACGCAATCGGACTACATTTCTATCCAATCTGGGAAGCCGCAACCATGGACGAATGGTTATACAACGGTGGACCATATCAACTTATTGTCTTTCACTTCTTAATAGGAGTAGCTGCATATGCAGGAAGACAGTGGGAACTATCTTACCGTTTAGGTATGAGACCTTGGATCTTTGTTGCTTACATGGCTCCAGTGTCTGCTGCACTAGCAGTATTTCTAGTCTACCCTTTTGGACAGGGGAGTTTCAGTGATGGTATGCCTCTTGGTATTTCTGGTACTTTTAACTTCATGTTCGTATTCCAAGCAGAACACAATATTCTTATGCACCCGTTCCACATGTTCGGTGTTGCTGGGGTATTCGGTGGATCTCTTTTCGCTGCTATGCACGGAAGTTTGGTTACATCTTCTCTTATTAAAGAAACAAGTGATCAGGAGTCACAGAACTATGGCTATAAGTTTGGTCAAGAAGACGAGACTTATAACATCGTTGCAGCTCACGGCTACTTCGGTAGACTAATTTTCCAATATGCTTCATTCAACAACAGCAGAAGTCTTCACTTCTTCCTTGGTGCTTTCCCGGTTATTGGCATATGGCTAACATCTATGGGAATCTGCACAATGGCATTTAACTTGAATGGTTTTAACTTTAACCAGTCAGTTGTTGATGCTAGTGGAAATGTAATTCCTACATGGGCTGACGTTTTAAACAGACAGTCTTTAGGTATGGAAGTAATGCACGAAAGAAATGCACACAACTTCCCACTTGATCTAGCTTCAACTGAAGCAACTCAAGTTGCACTTGTTGCTCCTGCTATAGCATGAGCCATCAAAACGATAAAATGAAAGCACAGCTTACTCGCTTTGAATTTTGCAATAAAGAAGAAGAGAAGAAAGAAACTGATAAAGAACTTTCTGACGACGATAACTCTAATAACTAATATCTTTATCATCTCTGGTGTCTCACGACACTGGATGCCACGTCCGTTCATTCCTATGCAGGAACGCATGCAAACCTAGGCACGGAACGGGGTCTAGGTATATGGGAGAAACCAATGGTTACTTACGTATATCGTGGCGTTGTTTACACTAA